TTCTTTCTCCATCCAGCAATGCGTAGGTTGTCGTGATCATCGAGTGGACCAGAATAATCTGGTGCTTGCTCATTACCCTTCTTATCATTCTCAAATAGTATGCCCATCTTTTGATAAACTTCGATAGTTTTTCTGCCATCTTTAGTTGTGTTTTGTACTAATATAATTCTGTGGTCTTTAGAATTAATATCTACATTACCTTGCAGTATCATAGTTTGCGTTGGAAATGGTGGGAAGGCTGCGCCTGAGTTAGTATTGTCGTATTGTTCTGCCATTGTTGGCCTCCTTATAATAGTAGATCCTGTCGCGGATCATTGGGTGCAAATTTAATATCTATTAGTTGATAATCCTTACCGCCTGTTTTTGATTTGAAAATTTTAGAAGATGGTTTTAGATTTTCTAATTGCTGTCGAGAGAGAGTCATGCTTTTGTCTCCGTAAATGAGCCTCAGGCCGTCCGCTTTGATCGCGGCCTGATGCTCATAGGTACGTATGGAAAGGTATTCTCCCTTCCATAGCTTTGTTACTTTTTTAGTAAGCATTACCAATCACCTTGAGGTTCACTAGATCTCTTAGCATCTTGAGCATACTTATTACCATCCATCTTACCTAAGAAGATGTTAGCGTCACAGCCGATATGCGATAATGCTTTAGTCAACCCATCTGTTATTGCCATCTTGGGAGCATCTTCAGCAAGGCGTCCCTTCGAAGAGTCAAAGAATTTTCGGCAACCAGTGAAGGGGCCGAATGCATTTGATTGTGAGCCATGCCAAACAGTAACGTGCGCTAGTACAGCCATGTCTCCATTACTCATAGAAACTGTTTCCGTTGTGTTGTGCCAACCCCAGCCATCACCAACAGCTCCAAACTGTTCAGTCATTTTTCTGATCTGATATTGTGGATCAATAGCTGTAAATGATCTGGCTCCAAATGAAACAGGCTTAATGTATTCGGGATCTGTTTCTGCTAATGCATCCCATATTTTCATAGTACTCATTTTAGTTCTCCTTTTTGTTATTAGTAATTACAATTCTTAATGCGCCTCGCTTGTCTCTTCTGACTGACAATTGATCACAATAAACTTCACGTTCGCTGGGCAAGACCATAGCTTTGAGGTCTTTCTTTGCATTCTCAAATACTCGGTTATGTTCATAACCTTGTATATATGTAACTGCCGCATCGACGAATTGATTATCTTGTGTTGCATCCCTCATCACCATCTGATCTACTTCAATATTGTTTTGACTAATTGTTGGTACGTTGACATCTTCAGGTGGTTTGTCAGCCTCAACGTATGACCAGAAGTCAGAAACAACAGTCCACATTTTGTTAAAGTATTCATTGCTGCACTTGATGTTACGCGATTCCCACTTGCTGTTACCAAATATTACAGACAAGTATGCGCTGTCTGCATCAGCAAGCTTTGCGTATAATTGTATCTGTGGCATATACCGTTCGATAATATCATTCATTGAATTGAATGCGTTGGTGTGCTTGGCCTCAACAGGTACTAATCCATAAGCCGCATCAATCATTCCTTTGGCTGGCACTCTGCCGATCTGTTGCTCGATCTCCCATTGATGTTTTCCAAGTGTGCATTTGTATTGCTTTTCAAACCATTGAAGATTGAAGTCTTCAGTGAATGTGCCTAGTTGCACTGCAATATTATCTGACAAATCATCTGGCTCTCTTCGATCAGTTTTGATTTCCCATAGTTCTTGCCACTCGCCTTGCATAATCTTGACGCAATCCGAGCCGCCAATAAATCCTCTTCGATCCATTTTAGTTCTCCTTTTTCTTGAAGTCTATTGCATATACGCAATGTGTTCAAGTATATTTTTCAAAGTCTTTTTCTGTAAGACCGTGGTCTTCAATAAGTATTTTTTTGTTCTTACCTTTGAGCCAGTTCTCACCAACAACCTCGCCATTCTTGATTCTGGTAGCATGAATAGCTTCGCTGTCTATGAAGTATCCTTTGCGTAATACTTCTCGTTGTAGTGTGGGCGATTGTGCAACGCGACCTACGTTTGCTTCCCATACGGCAGCATCAACTGCTGTCTTTATTTTCTTTGCCATCTTCATTCTCCATTAGTTGTTCAAATGTTTCGCCACTCATTATGACTAGCGTTTGCGGAGTTCCCCTCCGTCTTTTGTAGAAGGCAATGTCTCTGCCTTCGAGGACTGCGAATGGACTAGGGAAGTTAGATTTATCTCTGTATTTTACTTCTCCCACCAGTTCGTGTCCGTTGAGTTCGAGCTTGATGTCGCCCGAATACTCGCCTCCCAAGCTGCCCGAGAGGGGTTGCCTTTTTGCTTTGATGCCTTGTTCTTTGAGCCAGTTGACGAACCACTTTTCGTGGTAAGTTCCTTTGTTTTTGTTACGGTTTGCCATTTGTCTCCCTCATAACAGTGTATGCAAATGAACCAGCATTTTTCGTTAGTAGCTTCATGATTGTCTTTGAGTATAGCTACAAAATAATCTACTTTATTCTGACACGACAGACAGGTTATTCGTTTGCTTTTTTTTCGTGACATCTATCTGGTATCCCAATGCATCAAGCCAGCATATCAACATAAATCCAGAGGGTATTCTCTTGTGACATTCCCATTTGTGTATAAGCGAAGAAGTACATCCAATTTTATTGGCTAATAATTCTTGGCTTAAACCTACTTCTGATCGAGCTACGACTAACTCTTTGATCAGTTTCTCGTAGTCGTTGGGAATACTCACGACCTTGTTGTATCTGGTATAACTCTTCGATTGCATTGAAGATCCTCAATGCCGTATCATATTTCAATTCAGTCTTATTATTCTTTGTTCTCCAATATGTAGTATGAGATGCCCCTGCTTTATCAAAGGCATCTTCTAGTTTTATGTTTGCTTTGTAAGCTTTGTCACTTACTAATTGTAGATACGACTTCATGATTGCACTTATGCAACCAGATCCTCCTTAGTGTCAAGATCTTTCATATTCCAACCAAGACCACAGCAATGAGGACAAGCTACGTTTACTTTCTTGAATGTAAAGTCTGTGCTTGTGAAGTACCCTTCGCCATCACAATGGCTACACGTTTCATACTCCTTCTTGAAAGACATCTAACTGTTTCCAGATTTTAGAGTTCATTGCTTTGGCAATCTCTTGCTCTCGATTGTGACGCTGAACGTGAGGCGTTCGAGCATCTTGAGTATGAGTTGCCCAATAAGTAAGGCAATTGTATAACGCCCATTGATTATTGCCGAGTTGATTCTTTTCATTGTCCCAGATACGCAATAGGTTTTCCATCTGCTTGTTGTTTACAGTGTCAACAGACTGTCTAGTAAAACCTTTAGCTACTGTTTTCTTAAAAAATATCTCAGCATAATCATCTGATATTTTACGACCCATCCACTTCTGCCATTCATCTTTGCGTGTATGAAAATGTTCAGCACCTTTTTGTATCTTAGCAGCAGAGCCATCAACATTAAGAAATGTTGTGTGCTTGTATCTACTACGAGCTACAGCATTAGGTGTTGTGCAACCATTGAGACACCACAAACGTAGTGCATCGAATGACTGATAGAAACTCCAGCTTTGATCGTAGCTATTAGTAAATACTATTCTAGCCTGAACAATGTCACCAACCTTTGGTTCAATTGTAAGATCAGGAAATAGTATTTCACCTCGCATCTTTCGACCATTCTCAAAGACACTGATACTTGGTTCTTTGTAGTCAGTAGTAATCTTTGATTCTTTTACTGCGTCCATGATTGAGTTTACTACATCGTCATGTGGTACAAGTTTGTAGCGTGAGCCATGATGACCAAGCACAGCATTGGTATCTGTTCGAACAACCTGAAATGCATCAGGTTCTGGATTGCCAGTGACTGCGTTAGGTGTTGGCATCAATTCAACTGGAAAATCCCATTCATTTATTGTTGACATCATGTTCATTATATTGACTCCACCTTTTGTTTTATTACTTCAAATTCATCTGCAATTTCAGCAGAAAGTATTTCTAAGGTAATATTATTTGCACGAACAGTTTTTACACTGTCGCTTGAAAGAAACTTAACCAACTCTTCTAGTTGATAGTATTTCATAGTTACACTAATTGGCATTAGTGTTTTGTTCATTACAGTTTGAATAGTCATTTAGTTCTCCATGTTTATGCATTGCGTATATGCAATACTATTTTTAATTACTAAACTTTGCAAGCATTAAATTCACAAAGTCTGGGCAATGTCGCATAACATATCCCTGCCCACCCTCGTAGCTACCGCGCAAAAGGAGTGGCACAAGGCCACTCCCAGCGTTCTCCTTAGTTGATATGTTAGTAAGCAGTTTATACACTTGCTTAGGTGTAAGTAGCCACTATGCGGCAGCTACTCGTCTTGCTTCGATAGCTTTCATAGCAGCTTGTTCTTGCTTGCTAAGCTTTCGAGTTGTACTTGGTGCTTTGGGTGCATCGTAATCCTGACCAGTATAGTCTTTGTACCAAGCTTTGTATTGATCAGCAACATGATCGAAAGCTATAGCTTCAAGCTCGATTCGAGGTGCTAAGCGTTCGTACTTTTCTTTAGCTTGCTGATATTCCTTACCTTGATCTTGATCGTTCAGTACGACTCCGTCCGAATCGTAAGCAACACAAGCCATCATTTCAGCGTGTAGTTTATCGATATAAGAACGTTTGTTCTTTGCTGCGTAGATTGGAACATTTACTAATGTTCTGGCTACGTCAGTGGTGAAGTAGTCGTTAGCAACTTGTCCAGTTACATCATTATGTGTAGTTACAGTATAGTTAGCTAGTTTATCTAGCGTTACATTTATGTTTTCAACTTTAGCCATTTGGTTCTCCTATGTTTAACTAAGCTGCGAAGGATCAACCCTTCGTACCACCCAATATCATAGAGCAGAAACCGCACTTGCGGCTCTGAGCTACGCACCCGCTTGCGGGCTTGACCCCCTTGTGGGGTTGCGAAGCTTTTCTGCCTATGATTTGGATCAGTGGTCGGAGGGTGCCAATCCTTGCTGCTAGTTCAACATGGGTACGAGCCAAATGCTAAGTTGAGCAAACATCAATGTCGCTCGATGAACTCGCTGACTATCCTGTCAATACCTCAGTAGCTTGGCAAACCACAACATGTAGTATTCAGGGTAGT